CGGCCCTGCCTTGCTCGTCTTCGTCGAGGGCGACGCCCTCATCGCGCACGCCAACCGGCTGGTGGACCGGGCACTCACCGTGCGCCTGGTCGCGCTCGCGCGCGGCGCGGACGCCTTCGACGCGGCCGACCGGCTGATCGTCGCCGCCCACGCCGCCGTGCTCGCGGACCCGAACCTGGGCGGCCTGGCGCTCGCGGTGCGCGAGCTCGACGCCGACTGGGACGCCGACGACCTCGATGCCGGCACGGTGATGCTGCCGGCGCGCTACGAGATCCGCTACCGCACCACGCTGACCGACCTCACGACCACGGGATGACCCATCCAATGCACATCGAACTGCTCCAAGCCCACACCCACGCCGGTCAGCGCTTCAGCGCCGGCGCGCGGCTGGACCTGCCCGAGGCCAGCGCCCGCTGGCTGATCGCCCAGGGCGCGGCCCGGCCCGTCACGCCGGACTCCCCGGCGCCGGCCCCATCCCCCAAACCCCCGCGCCGTGACGGTCCCGCCGCCGCGGCAACCTCCACGGGAGACTGACCATGGCCTACTTCTCCGGACAAGGACGCGTCTACATCGGCGCGCGCGACTCGGCTGGCAATCCGGCCGGCCTCACCTTCGTCGGCAACGTGCCGGAACTGAAGGTGTCGCTGTCGGTGGAGACGCTGGAACACCAGGAGGCGCAGTCCGGCCAGCGCCTGACCGACCTGCAGCTCATCAAGACCAAGAAGGGCGAGTTCGCCTGCACGCTGGAGGAGCTCAGCAGCGGCAACCTCGCGCTCGCCCTCTACGGCCACTCGACCACGGTGGCACCGGGCACGGTCACGGGCGAGGCGCTGCCCAACCCGGTCACCGCGGGCAGCCTCTATCCGCTCGCACACCAGAACGTCTCGGCGGTGCAGATCCAGGATTCCGACAGCCCGCCCAAGCCCCTGCCGGCGGCGCAGTACCAGGTGCATGCCAAGCACGGCTCGGTGCTGATCCTCGACGCCACGACCGGCGGCCCCTATGTCGAGCCCTTCACCGTGGATTACGCCTTTGGGGCCGCGCAGAGCACGGCGATGTTCACCCGGCCGCTGCCCGAGCGCTGGATCCGCTTCGAGGGCCTGAACACCGCCGACGCCAACCGCGAGGTGGTGATCGACCTCTATCGCGTGGCGATCAACCCGGCCAAGGAGTTGTCGATCATCACCGACGAGTTGCTGAAGTTCGAACTCTCCGGCCAGGTGCTGGCGGATCTCTCCAAGCCCACCGACGGCGAACTCGGCCAGTTCGGCCGCCTGGTGCTCTTGTAAGGGGATGGCGATGACCGATAGCAATACCGACTTCCAGACCTTCCCGCCCGTGCCCCAGGTGGTCACGGTGGCCGGCACCGCGCTGGAACTCACGCCGATCCGGCTGGGCGAGTTGCCCCGGATCCTCGCCGCGGTGCGGCCCATCGCCGCCGACCTCTCGACCGAGCCGGATTGGCTCGACCTCTTGGGACGACACGGCGAAGCGGTGCTGGAGCTGCTCGCGCTCGCCACCCGGCGCGACCGCGCCTGGATCGAGGGGCTGGCGCTCGACGAGGCCGTCACCTTGGCCTGTGCCGTGTTCGAGGTGAACGCGGATTTTTTCGTGCGGCAGGTGGCGCCGAGCATCGCGCAGGTGGGCGAGCGGCTGGCGCCGATCCTCTCGGCTGGGACGATGCCGTCGCCCGGCTCGTCGCCTGCGGCCACCGCCACACCGAGGTGATGGGCTACACGCTCGCGCAAGTGCGCGGCTTGCTGGCCGCCCACGGCCGGCTGGAACGTAGGCAGCACGCCTTGCGGCTGGCCTTGCACGCGGTGGCGGCCCAGGGCGACCGGGCGGCCATCGAGCGGCTGCAGCGCGAGTTGTGGGAGGACGTGCGGCCATGAAACTGACGCTCACCACCGAAGGACTGCTCGATCCGAGGCGGCTCTCGGCCTGGAGCGCCGAACGCCGACGGGCGATCCATGCCGCCGTCGCCAAAGGGATGGCCTCGGGCGGCCGCGAGGTGCGCGAGGCCGCCCGCGCCCAGATGCGCAGCGCCTTCCAGGTCCGGCGCGCGAGCTTCGTCGCCTCGCTGCAGGCCAAGGTGTTCGATCAGAAGCCCGAACGGCTGCCCGCCCTGTGGGTGGGAAGTCGAATCCCCTGGCTCGGTATTCACACGCATGGCGGCACGGTGGCGGGCCGGATGCTGATCCCGCTGCTGCCGGGACGGATCGGCCCCAAGCGCTTCCGTCAGGTCATCGACGGCCTGATGCGCTCGGGCAACGCCTTCTTCGTCGAGAAGAACGGCCGCGTGCTGCTGATGGCCGAGAACATCCGGGAGAACGCCGCGCAGCTTGGCCGCTTCAAGCGTGCCGAGCGCGAGCGCAGCGGCGTCAAGCGCCTGCAGCGCGGCCAGGAGATCCCCATCGCCGTGCTGGTGCGGCGGGTGGATCTGAAGCGCCGGTTCGATCTCGCAGCAGGCGTGCAAGGCGCCTTGCCCAAGCTCGCTGCCGCGATCGGGCGTGAATTGGACAAACTCTAATGGCAACCGAGCGAGCCCAGATCCTCATCCGCGCCGTCGACGAGACACGCGCGGCCTTCGGCTCGATCCAGCGCAACCTCGGCGGCCTGGCCGACGCCGCACGCCGGGTCAACGGCGTGCTGGCCGGGCTCGGCGTGGCCTTGTCGGCGGCGGGCTTGGCCGCGATGGTCAGGTCGGCGCTGGAGTCGGCCGATGCGCTGAACAAGCTCTCGCAGCGGGTGGGCATCACGGTGGAGGCTCTGTCCACCCTGGTGCCGGCGGCGGAACTGTCCGGGGTCTCGGCGCAGACCTTCGAGACCGGGCTCAAGAAGCTCGCCACCACGATGTTCGAGGCGGCCACGGGCTCGGAGGAGTCCGCCCGGCGCCTCAAAGCGCTGGGCGTGGAGTTCAAGAACCAGGACGGCACGCTGCGCGCGACCGATGCGGTGCTGCTCGATCTGGCCGACCGTTTCCAGGCCATGCCCGACGGGGCGCAGAAGTCGGCGCTGGCGGTGCAGCTCTTCGGCAAGAGCGGCGCGGAGCTCATCCCCTTCCTGAACCAGGGACGCGAAGGCATCGCGGCATTGACCGGCGAGATGGAAGCGCTCGGCGTGCAGATCGGCGGCGACACCGCGGCGCAGGCCGAGGTGTTCAACGACTCGCTGGCCAAGCTGCGGCTGGCTGCGACGAGTCTGGCCAACCGGGTGATCGAGGCCTTCCTGCCGGCCCTGAACGAGATGGCCGGCGGCATGGTCGAGTCGGCCAAGCAGGGCGGCACGCTGCGCGCGATCCTGGACGGCGTGGTGCTGGTGCTCAAGACCCTGGCGCTGGGTGCCGCCACGGTCGGCAAGGCCTTCGTCGCACTCGGCGAGGCGATCGGCGCTGGTGTCGCGGCGGCGGTCGAGGCCCTGCGCGGCAACACCGCCGGGGCCAAGGCCATCATCGCCGACCTCAAGGACAGCCTCGTGCGGCGCCTGGACGAGTTGGCCGAGTTCCGGGACAGCCTGTTCGACCCCAAGCCCATCGAGGTCCAGGCGCCCAAGGTGCAGGCCGACCCGGCGTTGCTGCAACGGCTCACGACTCCGGGCCAGGCCCGCGAGGCCGCCAGCGCCCTGGCGGCCCTGCGCAAGGCGCAGATGGACGCCGAGTTCGCCCTGCTCAAAGACGGCCTCGAGCGCCAACAGCGCGCGCTCGATGAGGCACTGCAAGATCGGCTGGTTTCCCTCCGCGACTACCATGCCCGCAAGACGCTGCTCGAGCAGCGCGAACTCGACGCCGAGATCGCCCGCCGCCGGCAGGAACTCGCGGCTAGCCAAGCCGTCGCGACCAACCCCCGCGCCGCCGAATCGGACCGCCTGCGAGCCAAAGCGGAGATCGCCAAGCTCGAGGCCGACCTCATCGTCCTCAACGACCGCCGCGCCGACATCGAGGTCGCCAACGCCCGCGCCGCCGCCCGGGCCGAGCGGGAACTGGCCGAGGCCCTGGCCCAGGCGCGCGAGGAACTCGCCCAGCTCACCGGCACCGACACGGCGGAAGACCGGCGCGCCGCGATCGAGCGCAGCGTCCGGGATCTTCGCGCACGCCTGGCGGCCGAGAACGACGCCGCGGGCGTGGCGCTGATCGACCGGCTCATCGACGTGAAGGCCGCCCAGGCCAACCTCGCCCGGCTGGAACAGGAGTGGCGGCTCGTCACCGAGCGGCTGCGCAATGCCCAGGAGGCGATCCAGATCCAGCAGCAGGCCGGGCTGCTCACCGAAGCCCAGGCGCGCAGGCAGATCGTCGCCTTGCAGCAGCAATCTGCGGCCGAGATGCAGCGCCTGCTGCCCGCGATGCAGCAGGCGGCAGCGGCCATCGGACCCGATGCCGTCGTTCGGGTGCAAGCCTGGCGCAACGAACTGGAGCGCACGCGGCTGGTCACCGACGAACTCGCGCCGCTGTGGAACCGCATCGGCGAGGGCTTCGGCACCGCCTTGCAGGGCATGGTCACCGGTGCGCAAAGCTTTCGTGAGGCCTTGTCCAACCTGTTCCGCCAGGTGGCCGACGCCTTCCTGCAACAGATGGTGATCCAGCCCTTCCAGCAGTGGGTGGCGATGCAGGCGAGGATGCTCGCCATGAAGCTGGGCTTCACCCAGCAGGAAGCCGCCATCGAGCAGGCGGCGGCCGCCCAGTCGGTGGCGCAGAAGTCTGCCGAGACCACCGCCAAGGTGTCGATGGACGCGGCCCAGGCCGGCGCGGGCGCGGCGGCCTCGCAGGCGTCGATTCCGGTCGTGGGCCCGGCGCTGGCCATCGCCGCGATGGCGGCGATGGTGGCCGCCGTCATGGCCTTGCTGGGCGGGATCAAGAAGTTTGCCGCCGGCGGCTTCGTCACGGGTCCGGGCACGGCGACCTCGGATTCGATCCCGGCGCGGCTGTCGGCTGGCGAATACGTCGTGCGCGCGGCAGCGGTCCGGCGTGTCGGGGTGGCCTTCCTCGATGCCCTCAACGATTTGTCCGCCCCGCCGGTGTGGGACGGGCGGCGTCTGGCCTTCGCCGCCGGCGGCTTGGTGCCCCAGGTCCAGGTGCAGCCGGCCGCACCGCAGGTGCATCAGGCCGTGCGCATCGTCAACACCATCGACCCGGGCGTCACCCACGACCACCTGCAGACCCCCGCCGGCGAGCGGGTGATCCTCAACATCATCGGGCGCAACGCGCGCGCGGTGCGCGCGGCGCTCCAGGGATAGCCATGGCCTTGCTCTTCATCGACGGTTTTGATCACTACGACCCGCAGGCACTCGACCCCTTCGGCGATCCGTGGCTCGCGCGCGGCAAGGCGGCGTATCTGTCGCCGCAGGCCACGCGCATCCCCGGCCGGCGACCCTCGTCCTACGCCTTGCGCCTGCCCGCAGGCGCCGGCGGCGGGTATGTGAAGAACCTGGAGGCCGGGCGCACCAGCCTCATCGTCGGTGCCGCTGTGCGCGTGGCGCCGTTCGAGAACACCGGCGAGGAGCCGGTGCTGCTGGGCGTGCGCGACGCATCCGCGCAGGTGGCGCACCTCGTCAAACTGGGCGAGGACGGGCGGCTCAAGCTCTACCGGCGGACGGGATCGGGGATGAGCGGCTGGGACCAGTGGATCTCGACCTCGGTCACGACGGCGGCCGTGCGGGGGTGGCACTACGTCGAACTGCAGGTCGTTCAGGGCACGAGCAACGGCACGGTGAACGTGCGCCTCAACGGCGTGCTCGCGATCACCCTGTCGGCGCAGAACACCACCCAGGGCGGCGGGCCGCTGCTGACGGCTTTCGTGGGCGCGGTGCCGGGTCAGCCCTGCCCGGTCACCGTCGACGTGGACGACCTGTACCTGGCCGACACCTCGGGCACGATCAACACCACCTTCCTCGGCGACGTGCGGGTCGATGCGCTCAAGGCCCAGGCCGACGGGGCACTGAACCAGTGGACGGTCGAAGGGGCGGCCAGCGCCTGGCAGGCGGTCAGCGACGGCGACGAGGCCAGCGACATCCGCGCGGCCACGGCGGGCCTGCGCCAGTCATTCGATGTCGAGCCGCTGCCCGTGATGACCACCCCGGCGATCCACGGCGTGCAGGTGACGATGCTGGCGCGCAAGACCGATGCCGGTCTGGGCAAGGTCAAGGGTCTCGTCGTCAGTGGCGCGCAGACGGCCACCAGCGCCGACATCAATTTGCAAGAGCAACTGGCCTGGCACACGGCGCTCTTTGAGCGCAATCCGAACGGCAACGTGCCGTGGACGGAAGGCGCCTTCAACGCCGCCGAGTTCGGCGTGGAGTCGGCATGACGGATCGGCTTCTGCCTGAGGTGGTGGCCGAGGTCGGTGGCCAACCCACACCAGGGGTCAGCGTTGTCGAGCAACGGGCCGAGTCGATCTCGCGCGCGGCCTTCGGGGCGCTGGCCGCCACGGCGCTGGCCGAGACCTCGGCCCAGCCGCTGCCGATCCCCCACCTCTCGACGCTGTGGGCCGAAGCGCTGGCGGAGCACGCGCCGCCGCTGCACGCCGCCGCCTTGCTCGTCGAGGTGTTGCGCCGCGACACCGCCGCGGCGGCGATGGTCGCAGAAGCGATGGAGGCCTTCGGCGAAGCGCCCTGGCCCGAGGCTCCACGCGGGGTGTTCGCCTTCCGTCACGACTGGGCCGAGCCCCTCATCGAGCGCCTGCAATGGGCGACCGGCGTAGTGCGGCTCGCCTCGGGCAACGAGGCGCGGCAAGGGCTGCGGCGCGTGCCGCGGCGCTTCCTGACCTACCACGTGGGCCACGGGCGCGCGAGCGACGCGCTGGCGGCCGAATGGCTGGCCGACCATCTGGGCAGGACTGCGTGGTGGCCGCTGCCGCAACATGCGGTGCGGCTGGGTGCTGCCGCTGAGACCGGGGCCTTCGCGCTGGACATCCTTGCACCAGCCGGCCACGGTTTCGCGCCTGCTTCCTACCGGCTGGAAGAGGGCGGGCTGCAGCGCGAGGACGCGCCGTTGCGCGCCATCGTGTTCACGCAGACGGGCTGGCAGGTGCTGGCGCTCACCGAGGTGGAGCCCGAGCGGCTGTGGCTCACCGAGCCGCTGGCACGGGCGGTCCCCGCGGGCACGACCGTCCTGCCCCTGGTCGAGGGCCTCGCGGTGGAGCCGGCCGAGTTCGCGCAGTGGGTGCCCGGCCTCGATGCGGGCAGCGTCACCGCGCAGGTGGCCTTCGAGCCGCTGCCCGACGAAGGGCGGCTCGACGATCTCTGGCTCGACGGCCTGCCCGTCTGGCCCGATGGCAACTGGCGCGACGACCCCACCCATACGGCGGATGGCGTGGTCACGCGGCAGGACCTCTCGCCCGCCGACCCCTGGGTCCGCCGTGACGACCCGTGGCCGACGAGCACCTTCCAGCGCCGGTTTCTGGTGGCCGGGCGTGAAGACATCGCCCGCTGGCGCGCGCGGCTGTACCGCGCCCAGGGGCGGCTCGGTGCCTGTTGGCTGCCCGACGGGTTGGCCCCGGTGCTGCGCGTGCAGGCCGAGGCCGAGGTCGAGGCCGGGTACTTGCGCGTGGACGCCGAGGCCGGCGCCGCCTTCTGGCACCGCCCGGCCGCCGCGCTGATCCTGCACCCCGACGGCACGCGCCAGGCCGTCCTCACCGGCGCGTTCCATCAAGACGCCGGCGGCGTGCTCGTCTTGCGCTCGGGCCTCGATGCCGCGGTGCCCGCCGGCAGCCGCGTCCTGCGTCTGGCCCGCTGCCGGCTCGACCACGACGCCGTCGATCTGTACTGGCACACCCCCGAGCTGGTCGAGATCCCCCTGACCCTGCGCCGGCTGCCCGAGCCGCGCGGCAACGATCGCATCACCTACACCCCGTCCTGAGCATGAACGAAGGGCCCTTGTCCGAGGTCGAGCTCTACGCCTTCGAAGGCGCGAGCGGCCGCTTCCACCTCACCCCGCACGAGTTCGACGTGGAGATCGGCGGCCAGCGCTACGAGCGCTGCCCCCTCGAGCGCAGCGCGCTGGCGCTCGGCGCCGAAGCGGCCAAGTCGGCGCTGGAGGTGAAGCTGCCGCCCGACCACGCGCTCGTGCGCCATCTGCTGCAGGCGACCCTCACCGGCGAGACGACCGCGGTGCGGCTGCGTATCGCCCGACGTGACGCCTGGGGTGATGCCTGGTGGCTTTCCGGCACGCGCTGGATGGGCCGCGTGCTCGGGGTGGAGGTGGCCGATGACTCTGCGCGCATCCGCTGCGAGTCCGCCCAGGTGAGCTTGAAGCGCATTGGTCTCAGGCGGCTCTACAGCCGCGCCTGCTCGCACGTGTTGTATTCCGCCGCGTGCGGGGCGACGCCGATTCTGGCCACCGCCGAAGTGATCCGCTCCGAAGGCCGCCAGGTGGAACTGGCGAGCCTCCCGCCCGAGGTGGCCGGCATGCTCGCCGGCGGCTGGTTGCAGACGCCGGCAGGCGCGCGCCACATGATCGTGAGCGAATCGACCGCGGGCGTGGAACTGCTCTACCCGGTGGGGCTTGCGCCGCAGACGCCGGTCGAGCTCGTGGCCGGCTGCGATCACAGCATGCCCACCTGCGCCGCGCGCTTCGACAACCTCGCCAACTACGGCGGCTTCCCCTTCATTCCGACGAAGAACCCGTTCTCGACGGGCGTCTTCTGAACGCACAGATCCTCCCATGTGGTACCTGGTCGTCATCGTCGTGGCGGCGCTGGTCTCCGTCGCCCTCGCGCCCAAGCCGCCCGCCCCGAAACCCGCCGAACTCTCCGACCTCGACGCGCCCACGGCCGAGGAGGGCCGACCGATCCCGGTCGTCTTCGGCGCGGTGCTGCTGCGCGGGGCGAACGTCGTGTGGTACGGCGACCTGGAGGCCGAACCGATCAAGAAGAAGGGCGGCAAGAAATGAGCAAGGACGTGACCGTCACCATCGCCCACGTGCGCGCCGCAGGCCTGTGCGTGCACGGCACGCGCACCTGGTTCGCACGCCAGGGCCTGGACTTCCGTGACTTCCTCGCCCGGGGGCTGCCCGCCTCCGTGCTGCTGGCCACCGGCGACGCGATGGCCGCACGCGTGGTCGAGGTCGCGCAGGCCTGCCATGAGGAGCCACGCTGATGGGCGGCCGCCGCAAGAAGCAGACCGTCGGCTACCGCTACCGGATCGGCATGCACCTGGTGCTGTGCCAGGGGCCGGTGGATGCGGTGCAGGAGATCCAGATCGGTGAGCGCACCGCCTGGGGCCATGCCAGACGCGAGCCCCTTCTGAGCGGCCACGGGCTCGGGCGTCTGTCGATCAGCCAGCCCACGCTCTTCGGCGGCGACGAACGCGAAGGCGGCGTGGTGGGTGAGGTGGATGTGCTCAGCGGCGATGCGACGCAAGGCCGCAACGACTACCTGATGAGCCGCCTGGGCGCGGCCATCCCGGCGTTTCGCGGGGTGCTGTCGATCGTGGCGCGCAAGATCCTGTTCGCCGCGAACAACCCCTACCTCAAGCCCTGGGCGGTGCGGGTGCGGCGCTTCACGGCGGGCTGGTACGACGAACCCTGGATGCCCTGGAACGCCGAGGTGCGGACCTGGGATGCCGACACCGGGGCCTACGTGACCGTCGGCATGAACCCGGCCCACATCCTGGTGCAGTGCCTCACCGACCCGCACTGGGGCATGGGCTATCCGCAGAGCACACTGGGCGCGAGCTTCTGGAACGCGGCCTGGGCGCTCGAAGCCGAAGGCTTCGGCCTGAACCTGGTCTGGACGCGCCAGCAGCCGATCGAGTCCTTCATCGCCCAGGTGCTCGACCATGTCGGCGGCATCCTCTACCTCGACCCCGAACGGGGCCGCTTCGAGCTCAAGCTCCTGCGCGACGATTACTGGATCGAGGGCCTGCCGCTCCTGGGCCCCGACGAGATCGTGCGCGTGGAGCGCTTCGAGCGCGCGCAGTGGGGGGAACTGCCCAACGAGATCACCGTGGTCTACACCGACTGGGCCACCGGCAAGGAGGCCACCGTCTCGGTGCAAAACCTCGCCGCGATCCAACTGCAAGGCGGGGTGATCAACCAGCGGCGCGACTATCCGGGCGTGAACCACGGGCCGCTGGCCGCGCGGCTGGCGCTGCGCGACCTGCGCGCACTCGGCTCGCCCCTGGCGCGCATGACCTTGACCATCGCCCCCGGTGCCCTGGAGCGCCCGCCCTTGCCGGGGGACGTGTTCCTGCTGCATTGGCCACGCCTGGGCATCGAGCGGATGGTCGTGCGCGTCACCGGCATCGACACCGGCGCGCTGGGCGCGGCCGAATGGCGCATCGAGGCGGTGGAGGACGTCTTCGGCATGAACGACACGGTGCTGTCTCCCCCGCCGCCACCGGTCGAGGAGCCGCCCCTCGTGCCCATGCCGCCGGCCCTGGTGCTGGCGGTCGAGGTGCCGTACTGGGAACTCGCACGGCGCTTGAGCCGGGCCGATCTCGCCACCCTCACCGACACCGACACCTACGTGGGGGCCCTGGCCTGTGCGGGCGGCACGGGGCAGTTGAACTGGCAGCTCGCCACCGGGCCCGCGAGCGCCGATCTCGAGGCGGTGGCCCCGGAGGACTACGCGCCCTTGCTCACGCTCGGCCAGGCGCTGCCGGCCACCGAAGCCGATGCGCTGGCCGTACCGGTGACGGCCCTGGCCCAGCCCGAGCGCCTGGCGGTCGGCGACTACGCCTACCTGGTCGATGCGGCCGGCGCCC